GCTATGGGTCTTTGCGTTAACGGTGAGAGACAAGGTATACTACCTTAGGAGTGATGCAGCAAGAAGCTGCGAGGCACGTGTTTCCACGCGGTTAGGAGAACGTGAGATACGACGGGGGCTTCCGCCCCCGAACACATCCACGAACTTTTGAGCAATTAAGCTCATGCCGTCGGTAACCCTAGTGACATTGTCAAGCCGGAAATCCGACTTAACGACAATCCTAGGAGCCACCATCGGGCCTCTATCCTTGGAATGGAGGGTAATTCCGACAGACCCAGTCATGGGCTTGTCAAGGGAAAACCCGCCGGCCGTATTTGCCGAAGCGATCGGGGTGTAGACGTTAGTCGTCACCCTATCAACACTCAAGCACGACCCCAAGGACTTCCACCCAGCTCCAGCTGGTACCTTAGCGTTGAGGTAATCCCCAACATTCAGGAACCAATCCGCAACGAACGAATAAGGAATCAACTCCCAAGGGAGCGTCATCAAACTCTTCTCGCCAAAGCCGAGCTCCTTATAGAAGCTAGTATCGACTTCGTCCAATGACATTGCACGGAGTTTAATCCTATCTTGGATAGAATTGACCCATGTAACATCTAGCCCCACCGGGGTAATGGTGTGACCTTGGACAACTCCTGTCCCATAAAGAGACAAGGTAGAGCGAGTAGAGCGACGTTCGGTACGAGGACTGAACTCACGGATAGTCTTCAAGATATGTTCCATATCTCCTAGGAGTGGCTTTATGCCATACCTATACTGGAGCCAGAGACCGGATGCCGAAGTAAAAGCATACCGACCTCCAGCGCCACGTTGGGTTGCCCGGGCGGCCTTATCAAGGACTCGAACGAGCTTCTCCATTGTGGGTTTGAACATACCTACAGCCTGATCGTACTCAGCCATCGTCTCCCAAAGATTGGAATCCGACCGACCTCGTTTGCTCAGGACTTCCGTACATACCTCCGCCTTGGCCCGACTAACGTCGGTGTCAGACAGGGCGTAGCTGACTCGGGGTAGACTAGTCCCCAAGCGTAGCTCGGAAGGAACAGCAGTGACAAACCATGGCCCGCGGAACTCCCAACGTGCTTTCGCACCGGTAGTACTGCAGGCTACGACATTGCCAATTGTTGCTCCTCCCTCGCCGCTACAAGCAACAGCATAATCCCATTTACTCATAGGGTTGAAGAAGGTTTCCCCCTTCGCCCTGCGAGATCGGAACTTTGCTGTTATAGTGTCCTCCATCCAACTCCAGGTCCCGTTCACAGCCTTGTAGACGCCGTCTTGCATAATATGCATGACAGGATCGCTACATCCAGCTGAGTTTGCGGTAAACTGTTGAAGGTTGGTATAAGTCAGTTGTTTAGACTGACGGACACGAGTGCTCATGACGGTTAACTCCGTGGTGGGTGAGGTCAGACTTAGTGCTTACCAAGCACTTCGCCTGGCCTAGAGAGATCTCTTTTCCGCGACCACGTACTCTTCTCGGACAACCTGATAGAGTTCGGTAACGAACTCCAGCAAATCATCTAGTGCCTCATTACTGAGAGACCAGAGATCGTCCAGCGGCACCACTTCATTCCCGATTTTACTCGAGATAAAGTCTGCCATTGCCGTCATCTTAATGATTGAGCGGCAACGATTTTGATGCTCCACGAATGCAGCATTTACATCGCAAAACGCGTAGTTGAAATTCAGCCACGCGGGCTTTGTGACAGATTTGGTGACCATATCGGTTCGTCCTAATGAGAGTTA